GTGCCCTGTTTTCAGTTTGTAAATACGTTAAAAAAGCTTCAATAAGGTCTGATTGTCGTCGTTGATTGCCCGCAGCAAGTGTTGCTGCTACTTGCTCTGCATATATTGCATTGCGCTCTTGATCTGCACGTCTCTTTTCAGCCACTTGCTCACGTCTAGCTTGTTCTGTTCCTGTGGCTGCACCGGCTAGTGCCAAAGACTGCCCTGTAGTAGTACCGCCCGCTGCCGCTGCACCTTGCTGACGAAGCATATCAAAGTCTATATTTGCTCCAGCCAGACCAGATTTTTTAGGAGGAGGTGGAGGAGGTGGAGTTTTTCTTATAATTTCTTCTACTGTTGTATCTGGTACTTCTTCTGTTTCAGTATCGTCTCCACTTAGAATATTACTCGCTACTGATGTTCCAAGCCCCACTGTACCCACTGTACGAGCAGGACTAAATTGTCTAAAATTTTCAAGCTTGCCTGTTTTCGGGTTATTTCTAACTATTGTTCCACCATCTATACCCCTAGCAGGTTTAGTAAAAGGCACTTGTGCTCCTTTCTTTATCGCTTGTAACGCTTTAGGACCCAACTGCTTTAACCCAGCTAGCCCAGCTATACCAAGTCTGGTAGCTGCGATCTGCGGACTAAGAGAAGCAAGAAGTAACGCAATATTAGTAGCAGACCCTAACTTATCATCAGCGTCAAAAAAAGTATCACCTATAAGTTCCCCTGCACCTGAAACAACTTTTCCAAAATCAGGCATGTAATCTTTTGTTGCTTCATAAATACGTTCTTGTACACCTCCACCTTCGTCAAAACCCTCTACGCCAACTTCTTCTATATCTTCAAAAGACATAGCTGGGTTTAGTTGAGTAAGCATATCGTTGGTTCGGCCTTGCATTAATAGATAGTTAGCAGCTCTACGTGCTTCTTCTGTGTCTCTCTGACGTTGCTGCTCTTGCATTCGTCCAGCTTGACGTAATGCACCTATACCGCCCATTTCTTTATTTGCTGCGTAGCTATCAACAGCTTCTTGAGCACCGGGAAACATATTAGCAAAACGATCTTTTCTTGCTTGTTGTTTTATTCCTAAACCTTGAAGGTAGCTTATTGGGCTAGGATCATCCATCGCTACTAATTGAGCTGTTAACTGATCGCCAGTCATACCAGAAGGAGTCATTACTTCTTGCGTTTCAGTAACGTCGTCTTCAACCTCTAAAGTTCCCAGCCCTTCATTTCTTGCTCTTACTATACGATTAAACTCTTCCTGTTCTTTACGTCGTTCTTTTGTTGCCTCAGTTTCGTCAAAAAGACTTGTAGCAAAATCCCTTGCATCCCTAAGAAAGCCAAGACCTTTACGCGCCGTTTGCCTAGATGCTATTAAACCCGGACTAGGTTCTCTAACACCTCTTTCTAACTGACCCATAATATTTTCTACATAGGGCCGAGTTTGCATAGCTTGCGGAAGAACATCGTAATCCCTACCAGCAGCAATAAATTTATCAGCATTTCCTGCACCCGCATTGTATGCAATAAGCGCAGCTTCAGTATCACCGTCATACCTATCTAACATAGCTTGTAAATATTGTTTAGCAAATTCTCTACTGGCTTTCGGATCAAACCTGCTTCCCTTCATAGGAGCAACACCAAACCCAGGGTCTGCTGCTGTGGACGGCATAATTTGATATGCACCTTCTGCACCGGCGCGACTAACAGCAGTGGGATCACCACCACTTTCTGCGATCATTAACGCGGTTAAAAGGTCTTCTATTTCTCTGCCTTGTTCTTTAGCCCTGCCGCCCGGAGCAAACCCTTCTACCCCACGGCCTTTAAGAACATCACCGTAAGTAACTTTACCGTCTTTGTTTAGATCAGGAAAACTTGAATCTTTAACTTGGCTACCATTAGTACCGTCGAATCCAACAATCCCACCATCAGCCATACGTTGCATGTTAGAAGCATTCATACTAGGCATACCCATTGATTGACGAGCTGCCATTTGTTGCATTTGTTGCCCTCTTTGCCTAATCCCAGGCGCAAGTTCGGACACTATTTCTGACCTAGCACCGGACAACGCTTGTAGTCCTAGTTGATCTTTAACTGTACTAGGATTAGTTTCCATTTGAGCTTGTATGTTTCTAGCCGCTGCTTGTTGTTCGTTATTTACTTTTTGGAGAGCAAGTAAGTCTACTAGTTGTTGGCTTTGCGCGTAGCGTTGTTGTAACGCTTGAGGGTTGTTTGCGTAAGCATCTTCTCGCATTTGTACTTCTTCAAATATGCCAGCCATTATGTATTCCCCTGCTGCGTAGGTACTAAGCCTATACTTTGAAGTAATCCTATAATACCAGATGCACCACCTGCAAATTGTCCTAACGCGCTAGGCTCCGCATACTGTCTAGTTTCAGTACTAATCGGCAAGCCTTGTAGTAACGACTGCTGGTACTGTACTTGTTTAAACGGATAGTCTCTTTCGGTTTCAAACTGAGCTATATCTGCCATAACTCCTTGGCTTTCAATAGCACGTTGTTCTGCACCACCTGCGCGTTGAGCAGCTAAAGCTTGCAATCCATAATTTTGTTCAGTATTAAATTGATTCTGTGCTTGTTGAAAAGCGTCTTGATAACCTGCGCCTGTAATTCCTGCCATTCTATCTAACAAGCCACGCTGTAGTTCAGCTTCCGCAATCCCTTGACGTGACCCACCATACGCTCCTGCCTTACCGTACTGACTTTGCAGTCCTTGCTGGGCTATATCAGCTTGTCTTCTTGCGGCTGCATACTGCGGTTCAAGTGCGCCTTGTAAGTAAGGAGTCATGTATTGTTGAAGTACGCTATCTGTAGCGGGAGCATAAGTCCCTGTTTGCCCCATTGCGGCTTGCTCGGCGGTAGGTGGGGTATACCCTGCACCTGTAAATGATCCTGCCATACTTGCTTGTGGGACGGCTAAGTTAGCCAGTCCTGTAAAAGCTTGATTCTGTAGTTGCGATTGTGCAGCAGTAAGTGGTCCTTGGTAGGCTTGATAGGGCATATCTGCTAACGCAGCACCTCTACCCAGCATCTCGCTAACGTAAGGCCCAGCAAAAGGCGATAACGAACTACTTTGTCCTAGTATAGTTGGAGTTGCCATAGTTGTTTCCTTACGCTAAATATTGATTAGGGTCTATTTGCTTACCCTGATTAGGATTACCAGTGCGATCTTTACGCACTCTGTCCATCATACTGTATAGGTTTTGCGCTCCTGCATCGGAGTTACCATTACCCAAGTGGCTTACCACATCTGCGGGTATAACAAACTCGCCATCACTTAAAGCAGCGGGTTGGGAGTTACCTATCATAGCAGGAATATCATCAGCCATACCATCTGTAGAACCACCTAAATAGTATTGGTTTATATCTCCACCTTGGGCATATTGGTCAGGGTATAAGTATTTATTAACATCAGCTACAGTAGTGTTGCCATACAACTCTGGATACAGCGTACTGTAATACTCAAGAACTTCGTTAACATCTGTGTTACCTGCATTTATAAGACGAGTAATAAGGTCTTCTTCTTCTATACCTAAATCAGTAGCTAATTGATTCGGAGTTTTTTCTCCTGAACGCAACTGCGCTTCATAGCTAGGGAAAGGGTTAACTGGTCCCATTGGACTTTCATCACTAAACTCATCAACAAAATCAATAACAGAATCAGTAGTAGGTGTAGTAGGTGTAGTAGGTGTAGTAGGTGTAGTAGGTGTAGTAGGTGTAACAGGTGTATCAGGTGTAACGGGTGTAGCAGCAGTGCTAGTGTCCGTTGGGATCGCACCTAAGAAAGAATTAGCTAAGGCTATATTGTCTGCTTCTTGAGCTGCCAAAGCTTCTGTATATGCAGCATTTTGAGCCGCTATCTGCTCTGCACCTATGATGGCAGGAAGTCCACCCTCTGTAGTGCTAGTTGGTGTGTACTGAACATCTGTAAAGTATTGTCTTCCTGCACCACCGGGCCGTCTACCAGTGTTATCAAAAGCATTGGGTACTAGCTCTCGTGTTGCCTTATAGTCAGGAATACCGCCCTGATAGCCTAAACTTCCTTGGGACTGAGTGTCTCCACTCATACCTAACAATCCACCTAATCCACCCCCAATAAGACCGATTAAGTTTTGATTCTTATCGTCCCCTAGAAAATCCATAACCTTACTACCAAAACTTTTGCTGTTTTGATTATTTGTAAGTCCTAAATCTTGATTTAACGCACCACCTAAATAGTCTATAGGACCACCACCAGTAGTAAACTTCTGCACAGGTCCACCTTTGTTATATATGTACGGCATAATATCCTCGTCATTGCTAATGTCAGGTGCAAAAATGCTTGGCCCTGCAATATTGTATAAGTAATCTATGTCTACTAGCTCGCCTGGGCTTGTTTGTACTATGCGCTGCCCAGCAGAAGATGTACCAAAACCACCACCTCCGCCACCTCCGCCACCATCAGATGATTCAGAAGCCACAGCGGGTGTTTTAGGTTCGGGCGCAGGTTGATCTGTACCTGCATTAGTACGTGGTATAGCAGCAGGTGTTAAATCCCCAACTGTCTGTACTTTAGGTGTTGTAGTTTCGATGAGTGATAAAGACTCTGGTGGAGGTGTACCCTTAACAACTGTATCAAGATCACCCATATCTCCGATAACATCTAATTGTTCTACTCCACTCGATCCAATCTTTGGTTCTTTTCCAAGGTCAACACCGTAAGCAGTGGGGGGAACTACTGCATCTTTTACTTTATTTAATCCTTCTATCCCATCTTCTACTGCATCAACACTTACACCTAGCTCTTCAGAAGCTTGTCCTACTAAAATTTCTTTAATTATATCTTGGTTTATTATTTCGTCTGCTGCAACTTTACCTGTAAGAACTCCAGTAACCCTGTTTAATATAGCGTCTAGCCCAGCGTTTCCGGTCGTCACTCCTGTTTGTGTACCCGCACCAGTTGTACCTGTACCTATTACTGGGCTACCGCCAGTTTGCCCCCATACTACTGTACCGCTTTTTTGTACGGGAGCGCCGATTATTTTAGTAGGGTTAGGCAAATTTAATATTTCAAATACTTTGTCTATACCTTCACCAACTTTTCTGCCTACAGTATTTATGCCGCCTTGGACTGTTTCTATTCCTTCTTGAGCTACGTCTATCCCCTTGTCTAATAGGCTTTGAGGATCATTTGCTGCCGCCGCTTCTTGTTGCGCCCCTATATCTGCTAGGTAATCAACTATGTCTTGTTGGCTGGGCTGAGGCACACCTGCTTGTTTAGCTTTACCCGCAACTAAAGCATTAATAGCTAGCTGATTACTTTCATCCTGCCCCCCAAATTGAAGTATGTTCCTGACCATATCTTCGGTATCGCCTTTCATCTGATCTACAGAAAGACCTAAACGTTGCGCTTCTAACTGTTCGGGAGTTAATTGAGTTTCTAACTGACTAAGAAGAGCATCGGAGGCTTGTGCGTCCATAATTGCTTTTACATCTTGATACCCCATCCCTGAAAGTAAGGCTCCGTAGGGCACAAAACCCTGTGGGGTGTATACCATAGTATCTTCTTTTGGTTCTACGAGAGTACCCATACCTATCCCTACGGTGTTGGAAGCGTTTCTGGCAACGCTGATACAAAAACTACGGTTACTAGGGTAGACGGCACGGCAGGGCGGGGACTTGCAGCCGCCTGATAATCAATAGTTATACCTGTATTGTCTGTTGCCCACATAAGTTCTACATATTGTCCTGCTGTTAAGTCTAGGGTAAAACTGTACTCAAAATCATCTACTCCACCTGACCCTGCTACGACGTGCATTCTAGCAGTATTTGCTATGTCTACCCCACTTCTACGTACCCAGAACGACAGCTCTTTTGAGTTAGCATTGCTGCTAGTCAATTCTACTGAGAGTTCAAAGTTATAGACCCCTGAGTAGAGTGGTGTAATTCTTGTCTTTGGTGTCCCCGCTATACTTATGGCTTCACCTAAATATGTATTCTCAAACTGTAACGCATATGCTGTATTTATAACACTGGCGTTTTGATCTGTAGTAGAAAAGAACTTTGCATTAGGAGACTCTACAAACCGACCTCCCTGTTCCCCAAATACATTGTTAACTGCGTTTGCTATCAAGTTAAAGAAGAGACGCAAGATGTTGTTTAGGGCATCAAGATACTCTTTTAACGGCCCAGCTTTAGGTATCGGTAGCGCAGGGACTTGAACTTTCTGTACGAGCCGCTCTGCCACTAGCCTCTCCTGCCATCAGGACGCATCTCCAACCGTGGTATACCTAACTTCCATGCTACACCTAGCTCAGTAGACTCAAGCTTAAACGCCATCTGTCTACCCCGTACACGCACAAATACTTGTCCTGTAAACTTCTCAATAGGTACAGTAGCAGAACGAGTTACCGTAGCGTTGTCCACACCACCCTCAGACGTAGGGCTATAGTAACCAGAACCAGAGTTCTCCATAGGTAACAAAGTCATTACTGCCGCAGGGCTATCCACTGTAGACCCCTCAAACGTTACGTCAGGCAACATACGATTGATAAACATAAACCTGTCACCGTTATCCAAGTCAAACTCAGAGGATAAGAGCGTAGCTGTAATAGCGGAAGGTACACCCGTTTGGTTATCATCCATACCGACTTCATGATTAACTAAGTTGTTACTATAAGTAGCAGCTAAAGGATTCTCTCGTAGATCAGAGTCTATCCAAGCACTACGTGCTAGTGTGCCGTAGTACCAAATGTCTTGTAGGTAGTTGTACACCACATAACGGTCATTCTGTGTAACCCCGGCAGAACAATAGAACCACCATATCTCATCAAACCGCTCATTAGTGCCCGCTACAACTTGTGCATACTGAGTGAAGTTAAAGTCATTAAACACGTAACTTCGTACACTACACGGTAGGGTCTTAACCGTACCATCGTACATATAGAACTTGTCAGTACCCATCCAGTACGCAATGTTACCTGAATAAGCTGCTGCATTAGGACCGGCTACTGTTATGTTATCGCCTAGTAACTGAGCACCCCACACCTCTGGTGCGCCTAAGTACTGCATACCGTACAGCGCAGTGTCAGTCCAAATAAGAACCTCTTGCCGTGCTTGTAGGGTTGTAATGATTTCACTGCCCCTAGACAGACGTAAGCTACCTGCTTGATTAGTCGCCGCAGGAGTCCAGTTAGTCACATCCTCTTGGTCAGACCAGCGAATCAACATAGGATCAAGAGTGGCACTGCCCAGTGCGTTTGAACCAAAACAAAAGGCAAAACGGAAGATGTCTGATACAAAGGTCTTGTTAACTATAGTAGGCACGTTAGATGCACCACCGAGAGAAGATACGTACACTGCACGAGTTGTCAGATCATTACTCGCATCCCAGTAGAATATCGGTCCACCTCTGTAGCCAAAGAACAAGTCCTCACCAAAGTTAGACTGACTCCATATCCGCATAGGAGCATCTGTAGCGCCACTGCTTCCCCAAGTGCCTGACCCCCAAGTACCCGCACTCCAACCTCTGAATGGGACAGCAATTTCGTTACCTGTGTTTATCTGGTAAGCCGCTGTGACTGTACCTCCACCCGTAGCAGCAGACGACGCTTGGCTTGCGGCAGTGATGTTGTAGGAGTCCTCGTCTATAAAGCTAATCTGAAACTCACCATTCAGAGTCAGACCACCCACTGCTGAAGCACCACTAAACGTAACAAAGTCATTCTGAAGCGCACCGTGTGCAACGTCAGCAACAAGAACAGTAGTAGAGTTCAGCGTTGTGGTAAACGGGTTTGTCAGCGTTGCTGTGGCTCTAATAGGAGTAATGTCAAAGTAAGCTCCACCACGCTCGATGTAGTACTTGAGGTTAGTGCCTACGGCTACAAGGTTCTGTCTCTGGAGAGTAACCCAGTTAAGCATAGACCGGCACACACCAAGAAAAGTAGCAGCAGATATACGCGCCCAACCCCCAATCTTCTGAGGCATACCCCGTCTGAACCGCACCTTATCTGTCTCGTACCAACTGCCTTCAGCCGCATACCGTGTATTTTCGCGGTCAACTCCCGGCTTTAACTGTAGTTGTTGTAGTGGCATGGACTAACCTCGTTATAGATACTCACCTGTTCTAATCATTTCGGTAAGCTCTACTGCTCTGCTCCCGACCTGTCTAGCCCACTTGGAATCTAAGAATTCATCACTAGCAGAACTGTACTTCCCTGCTTCCATAGCGGTCAAGGCGCGTCGAAACCCACGTAACTTCGTGGCTCCGAGGTTGAATCCGATGTCAATAATAGCATCTTTACGTACATCATCAAGGCCGTTGAACCAAGGGTACTCTGAGCTTAACTCTTTGATGACACGTTCTATATCATTCTCAAGTAGGTACTGTACCTCATCATCGGACAATCCTACCCCGTCGTTCATATCGACATTGCGTCCTATACCGAGGGTATAAAAACCAGCAGGGCATTTGTAGATTACATGTCGTCCATTAGTCTTAACCTCACCTTCGTGACGTTTTAGCATATCAATTAGCTTTTGCATTTTACTTCTTTCCATTACTTCCGCCGTAGTAAAACGCTGCCGCAGTACCTAAGATTCCGCTCAACTGCCCTAGAACAAGACTAATGATCGTCTCGTCATTCTGATCGTG